TTTTTAGTTGCAAATTCACTTACCTTGTCTCCAATTTTTTCATTGGTTATCATTTGTGGAATTGACAATGTTCTAATTGGTGCAATAGGAAATCTTTCTTTTCCAAGTCTCCTGAATACATTAAACTGAACTTTATCAGCACTTTTAGCACCAGTAGTGGCAACAAAGCCTTTTCTTGATAATATTGGACCTTTACTAATTTTTATTGTTACAAATACAGCACTTTTAAATAAGCTTTCACCTTTTTTTGCTCTTTTGTCATTATTAGGTTTGAAAGGAAAATGAGCAAAACTTAGTCGATGTCCTGTTGATGTCAAAGAAGCTTCTAATTTACCATCCGTAGGATATTTCTTTCCGTTTTTAAAAGTTTCTTTAACATCTTTTTGCTTTACTTTATATTCTTCACTTACATATTTAGCTGTTTTTGCTATTGTTGAATCTAAGGTTTTCCGTAATGTTCTTGCAGCTGCTTTACTGACTTGATACTCAAAACCTTTAAATTCTGTAGCTATTTTATCAAGCTTTGAAGTGTCTATTTGTATTAATGAACTGTTATTAGCCATTATCAAACACCCGCATTTCTGCTTAAGATAATCTCATATATCCCATCGTCTTCTCTAAGTGAGAATATATACATTTGTTTCTTGTCTATGATAAATGGCATGCCTTGTGTCAATTCTATTTCTATATCAGCTGTCCTAACAAATATTAATAACTCGCCTACATAAATTCCATCGAATTCCTTTTTAGAACGCTCCATAAGGCGGTCGTTGTCAATAATGCAATTGACAACTTTACCGCCTATATTATGACTTTCAGCAAATTCCCCTGCATTAAAAAATACATTGTTTATATCATTCAATACAGTATCTTTGAAATTCATAATATCACCTAATTAATTTTAATTTTTGCTAAGGTACTAGCTGTTAATTTTGGTTCTACAACCCAACCTATTACAGTTGTTAAGGCATCTTTTGTTACAGTTGCTTTTCCTCCAGCATTTAAATAAGCAACCTGTCCTACTGTAAAAGCTTCTGTTCCTATTGCTGGTACTTCAAACACTCCTTCAACAATAACTCCGCCTTTATTGCCTACAGCAATATTTTCAGCTGCAACTCCGACTCTGTTTCCTAAAACAACTATATCATGGTACATAATATCAGCAGCTGTAGAGTTCAAATAGTCAATTACTCTGCCATCTTGTATAAAATTACTCATTATTTATACCTCCATTTTTTATAATATTATTAAAATATGAGTAAAAAAGGGAATTAAATATTAATTCCCAGCGTTTTTGAACAATCCTCTGAAGTCTAAAACATCAACACCATAGTCAATGTATATTCTCCACTTCATTCCTAAGTAATCAAAGGCAACCTGTGATTCTAACTTAGGCATTGGATCACCGTTTAAGTATGATACTTCGATAGTATCAATGTCATTAGCAGCAGCTGCCAAATACCATGCATTACCGTCAAGTTCAGCATCAACAACCAAATCAAATGCATTTCTGAATACATTTGCTACTCCAGAGTTAGCCCCTGCAGGATCTGCAATTGAATTAAGCACTTGCATCGCTTCAACTTCCTTATCAGGAGAAACAATCAAGAATCTTGGAGCAATATTAAGAGTTTCTTTACCTCTTAAATTCTTTTGCTTCCTCATTAATTTCTTGCCTTCGCCTAAAGTTGTTGTGTTTATAGCTCCAGCGGTTCCTGCGTTTTTATGATCTGCATGGAATAATGCTTTTCCGTCATAAATTGCGCCTGTGCTTGTTAGTGTTGTATATACTAGTTTGTTGATTCCTCTACCTGCAGCTCTAACGTATGCTTCAGGTATTCTCGTTAACATAGACAAATCATCATTGATTAATGCTTGTCTTGTTATTCCAAAGCTTTTGCCAAATGTAGCAATTTTCTTTGTTGCTTTTGTATCTAGCATTTCATCAAACTTGAATTCGCCTGTTTGAGTCATTTTCTCTAATTCACCAGCTTCAGAAATCTGCCATACTTCAGCACCTTTAAAATCCGCAACTGAACCTGATCTTGTCCATGCTTGGTAAGTAGTTGCTTGACTTCTATAAGCTGTTGCCATAGATTTGTTTACAGTGTCAGATAAAATAGAACCAAATTGACTGTCAGGTGAAAATGCTCTTTTGAATAATTCGTCTGAATCCAATCTTTGAGCATTTGGTACATTAAGTCTTTGAACGCATTCAATTGCTAAATCTCTTAGTCTCATACCTCTAAGATCTCTTGCGCCATCTGCAGGTTTTTCAACTGAAATTCCACCTTTTAAAACTAATGCATCTGATGCAGCTTCTCTGAACTTATCAGATTCATCTTTTACAACTTGAACTCCTGAAGCTGATGGTTTGTTTTTTACTTTCAATTCGTCAAGTACTGCTGCTCTTGCATTTTCTAAGCTTGTACCGTCATTGATATACTTATCAGGACTCAGTTCAAATTCCCTGCATAAATTAGTAATTTCTGATACTCTTTGTCTCTCAGCAGTAATAGCTGCTTGTCTTTCAGCCTCTACGTTAACTTGTGCAACTGGAGGCTGTACTTGTTGTCTTTCTTGATTTTCAACTATTGGTTGTGCCATTGGATTTTCCTCTCCTTCAATATTATTTTCAATTTCTCTTCCTACTCCGACAGTATCATCTGCCGGTACTGAAACAACCGATATTTCTACCGGAGTCCATCTTGTTGCTATATAAGCAGGTCCCGCAAATCTACCGTTAGAAGACACTTTACCAGCTGCAACTTCTTCCCAGACATCTACAGAATACCCGACTGATATACCTTTTAATGTTCCACTTTTAACTTTCTGATATATTCTTTCTGATTCTTCATCAGAATCAAATATTATATCAGCATAAGTCTTTTTCTCTGTATCATTACAAACAGCATTTTCAATTCTGCCAAGTACTACATCTCTTTTATGATTAAAGAGTGCAACACCTATTGAATTTATTCTTTCAAGATTAACCGCTCCTGAATCATGGCATAAAATTTCACTTCCATACCATCTGTTAACAACTTGTTCAGATGAAAAAGAAATAGCTACTCTTCTTTCCTCATCCTTAATTTCGCGAACGGCAATATCAACTGTTCTTTGCTGTTGCATTCCCGTTGTTGGCTTTTCTACTTTCGCCACCAGTTTCACCTCCATCATCAATACCTAATTGTTTTGAATACTCCTTCTCTTTGGCTCGTTGTTTCATGACTTCCTTCCAGTCCATACCCCTTGAACCACATACATTTGCTAAAGTGTCCATATTGCTGTCAATAGCCTCAATGTTCGCCTTAACTTCTTTCAATGGATCTATCCAACTCCATCCTGGTGTAATCCATGTATGTTTAAGATATTTTCGTTTATTCTGCCAGAAATCAGGAATGTCTAAATTTCCTGACAATACCGCAGATATAACAAATTCTGTATAAACCTCATAACACAAATGGTCTTTAATGAAATCTTGCATTATTGAATATGTCTTTTGGTCCTCAAGAAGTCCTTGCCTTGCACTACTGTAATTAACCTGTGACATATCTCTTGAAGCTGCTTCATAACTTAATCCTTGTCCGCTTCCTGCTAATCTTTGCTGTGTTGTAATAAATTCTTTTGCATTAGAAGCTTGACCGGATGGATTTATAACTGAAACAGTCTCTCCTGGCTCTAATTCTTGAATCATTCCTGGAGCAAGTGTTCTTGTTGGATATCCTGATTTCTTATCAACTTTGATATTTCTTCCCATGGCGCCTGAAGGGCTATTCTTTGTTATAAATACACTTAAACATGCCAATATTCTCTCTTTTACAGAAACTGCCTCTGTAAATTCATCAACATCCTTAACCCTTTGGACTGTTCTGGCCATTGGTGATATTTCTCTTACCTGAGTAGGCCTTTTTTTATCCCATAAAAAAATGACTCTTTTAGCTGGAATCCTTTCAGATTCTCCTAAATAAAAGCCATCAGGAGTAAATTTTTTAAGATAATATGCTATTGGCTTGTTGTATTCATCAAGCTCAATCCCACCAACAATCCTCTTATTTCCATCTCCGTAAGAGTTTTTTAAGTTGTCTAAATCGTCAACTTCCCTGACTTGTAGTTTAAATGGCAATAAACCATCATTTGTATAAACTTTTACAAAAATAATTCCGCCATCAACCTGTAGTCTTCTTATCGCCATCCTTTGCATTTCTTTAAAACTTTGCTGTCCGGATATATCCACATTACGAGCTCTGCACCACTCTTCCCAGAGTTCTTCAATCTGATCATTTAACTTTTCGTTTTCAGTGTCATCTCCATTCTTAACTTTAGCCTGCAGTGTCATTCCAGTTCCAATGATATTCCTCTCAAAACTGTTAACAATACCCTCTGCCATATCAGAATTTCGCTCTAAATCACGAGCCCTGGCTCTTATGATATCCCTTTGTATTTTATCTGTCTGTTCGGCCGTAGAATTAATCACTGACCAGCCGTCATTTGGTCTGTCATGGCTCCCGGCGTCATAAAAACTTCTATATGCCTCTCTCCACTTAGCACGATTATATGCTGCTCTTGGAGAAAATACACCAATCGTCTTGTCGATAAAGTTCAAATTCTAATCACCTCCTTTCAATTACTATCTTCTTTCAAAAACAGCTACGGTTACACCTCCATAATTGGTGGAAATAGCAATTTCATCTTGAATTCTCTTTCTTTCTCTGTAAAGAGTGCCTAAGTCTGCTCTTTGAATGCTCCTGCTTCCAATTTTATAACTTTGTGCACCGCATTCAATTGCAGTAATGGCACTATTTATTTGCGTTAATTGTTCTTCTAATGTCATCTTTGCAACCAACTCCCACTTCTATTAGATTTTTTTAGCCATTCATTTTCTACAGTCTGAATATTTTGAACAGGCTCTTGTTGTTCCTGGTATTCGTCAAGCAAAACATCCCTAATACCACATATATCTGCAGCACAATAAGCATAAACTTCACAGTCAAAATAGTGGTTATCCACGTTTGTCTTCTTAGGTTTCCATGTTTGAATTGTCTTTCCTGCCTTAGTTTTCTCAGTCACCTTTTGCTCTGATGTCACTTGATCTGCATAATCCATATCACATCCATCATAAACAAAGAAACCACCTTCTTGCTTTCTAATTCTTGTTGAAATCATGTCTTTATAGAAATCTGTATCTATTAAAACAAGCTTCATGCCGTTAGCCTGGCTGTTTTGTTTGTCTATTGTTGAAATTTTAAACTTTGAATTCATTTTTTGAGATGAACCTTTAACCGGCACACTCCAATCATAGTTTATATAACAGAAATCATAAACATCATCTGTCTGGTCACCTGAATCTATGCAACATAGATTCACAATATGCCCTTCTCCATTTTCATTGTAAAAAGTTCTATTCATAGCAATTTCAAGCTCTCTAAAAGAAAAAACCTGACCATGCTCTATGTTGTGGTTAGTCATGTCGCTTTGCCATGCTCTTATAGTATAATAAATACTTTTTCTTTGTATATCAGCACCAGCTGTTATTAAAACAGTATCTTTTGGAACAACACCTTTGTCATATTTATTCTGCTTCTTTAGAAGCATTTCACTTGAATTTGATGTTTCTACATCTTCCCATGGTTCTGCAAGCCATGAATTTATAAAGTTCATAAGTTTTAACGGGTATTTCTTACAATTTACAAATTCATAAGCAAAATCACCAAACTTTACCCAAGGCGAATAAAAAGCATTTATCCAAAATGCAATTCTTCTTTTACTTTTGCCACCATTTACATTTTTCCATTCTCCTGTTTCAATCATTTTAAGCTTTTCATTATCTGTAATTAATGATCCACATTCAGTACAAAAATAAAAAGCACTCTCTTTTGCTTTTTCAGGAGTTGCTTTTGAATCAAATTTTAGATTTTTAAAACTAAATATATCTTGATGTCCACAGTGTGGACATGAAACAAAGTATTTATATTGAGTATCAGCTCCTAACCACTCTTGCCAAATAGGTCCAGTCTTTAATGTTGGGGTTGAAGTCTGAAATATTTTCTTATTATTAACAAATGTTTTGGTACGCTCTCTTGCAAGTGATATTGGGTCTGCTTCTTTTCCTGCATTAGCTGGATATTTATCAACCTCATCAAGAAACAAGAATCTTATAGGTCTTGATGCCAGTGATGAAGCTGAGTTTGCTCCGCTAAGTACTAAGTACATTCCGTCAAATTGTAATTCCAATCTCTTTGAATCATCATCAAATTTATTGTCAAGCGATGGACATAATTTAACCATTGGTTTAATTCTATTGTCTGAAGTAAATTCAGCAAGCTCTAATGTTGGATATACAACCAATGTTGATGAAGGGTCCTGTTCTATAACATATCCAATCATATTATTTAAAGTTTCAGTACCGCCTACTTGAGTAGATTTAACAAATATTATTTCTTCTACTTCAGGATCATTAAATGCATCCATGATTTTAACTAAATATGGTGTCTGTTCATTTCTCCATATACCAGGTATTGCACTTGTTTTACTATCTAATATTCTTTTTTTAGCAGACCATTCAGATACGGTTAACTTTTCAGGCGGTTTAAGAATTGTAAGAGATTCAGAAATAAAGTCAGGTATCACATAACTATTTCGTGCCAACTATATCACCCTCAGACATTTGTTCTAATGATGCATTGATACTGTCAGTTATTAAGTTGTCTATCTTTCTTGCTTCCACCTCATCAACATAAGTAGACATTTGAACTGATACCTTTTTACCCATAGCATAAGCAGCTCTCTTAAATACCACAAAGAATCTCTTTAGTTCTGCTACAACATTCTTTTTTTCCAAGTAATCACCGTTTAAAATTGCTGTTTTTAATTCCTGAAATTCAGACTGTACCTTTTTAAGTTGGACCTCATAGTATATTTTCTGTTCATACATGTTCATCTTGGAAGGATCGCCTTGGCCATTGTTCTTATTCTTAAGCTTTTCCTCTCTCCACTCCAGTACATCATACATGGACCAGTAACCATGAGTAACCTTTGTACACCCTTGTTTTTCCCAGTTATTGATTGTCTGTGAGCTGACCTTTAAAACTTTAGCTAAAAATGAAGTGCTAAAGCATATTTTATCGTCTATGTATTTGATGTCTTTTTCCGTTATCTTTTTTGCCATAAATGCACCTCCAAATTCACTAAAATTTTAAAATCACCAAAAAAATATGCAAAATTTTTAAGAAATAAAATATTGTCATTTCAATGTTTATATTAACTATTTTGCATAAATATTTATAATTTCATTTTTTAATTTTAAACCTCTTTCAAATTTTTCTCACTCAGCAAAACTATGCGCCTCGCAAGACCCGCATAGCCCCCACGGTCTGGGAAGTACCTTAAATCATATTTGTTGATATTTAAACGTTATTTATTGTAATGCTAACTGATATCTTTTACTGACATTCTTATATATCTACTCTCTTTAAATGATATGATTATCATGTTAAAAACATTAAAATGTATGCAAATGTATAGTTATTAATTGATTAATTTGAACGTCTTTTAGCATCTTTAGAGCAAAATTAAAGTTTGTATTCAAATATCAATACAAACTGCCTTTATTGTGTAGCAAATTATATTTTACATATTGTAGTATTCTGTTAAACATATTTTTTTGTTCAATATATACTGATAGAAGAAACACGATTTCTCTTTTCAGATATTTAACACAAGCCATTTATGTAAAATATAAGCTATAAAAAAATAAATTTATCTTCTCTTGTTAGAGAACGATAAATTGTTGATTGTCTTATCTTGATTATCCTGATTAACTCCTATATACCTTTTAGTGTACTCTAGACTTGAATGATTAAAGATGTCTTGCAAAGTAGCAGCATCTTTTGTTTCTTGATATATCCAGTAGCCAAATGTCTTTCTAAGTGTATGGCATCCTATTTTTTCTTTGTATTCAAATTCATCAGCTACTTTATTGAGGATTTGCCATACTCTTTGTCTTGATATCGGAACTGATTTACCCTTTTCACGTTTGAACAGATATTCATAGTCTCTTTTACCAACTATGTATTCTTTAATAATTGGCTTAAGTTCGTCATTTAATTTTAGTCGTTTGTATTTTTTAGTTTTCTTTTCATGCTTATAGAGATAATCCGTGTCTTTTACATCTCTAACTTTTAATGGCAATATATCTGATACTCGAAGTCCGGAATAGATGCCAAACATAAAAAGAACATAATCCCTTTCACTTTGCTCTTTTAAGTAGTCTGCAAAATCTAATATTAAGTTTCTGTCTCTAATCGGCTCAACTGTATTCATTATCCATTACGCACCTGCCTCCATGCTCCGTTATGGCGCTTGTACGTTGGAGCATCTTCCATTAATCTCTTAAAATCAACATATTCTTCTTTTTTTACTTTCTTTTGAATGTTAGTATTACTAAATATAATTAACTTCTTGTAAATATCTGGTTGTTTAAATTTTAATATTTCTCCAATTTCCAATAACGTCACCCTCTTTATTTGTAATAGCATACAGTAAAAGGCACCCAATTCCATGGATGCCTTCTTTCAATATTAAATTTTTACACATTTTCATAGTTGCATATTATCACGTATCAACCCGACATTTCACCGACATCTTTTTGTTTTTCTCTAATATTCTGAAAAATTCTTTCAACTTGACGTTCAGAATAATTCATATATTTTGCTATCTTCCAGTTGGGATAACCTTTAATTTTTAACATCATAGCCTTTTTTTCTTTATCACCTAGATCATTTATAACCCTTTCAAGTTCATCCCTTTGTTCATATAATGCTTGTAGTTCTAATTCAAGCTCTTGTTTATCTACTTCCAAATCATGTATTTTTCTATATGCTGAAACTACATCATCTTGTGAATGTGATGTTTGAACTGCCGGCTTTGTATAGTCTATAGCTCCAATATCACACGGCTTATTTGCATAGATTAATTTAGTTATTGCCCTTTTAGTACTTGCAATGCTTGACTTTATAACTGCAATATTCTCAGTTAACCTTCTATACTCTTCAATGATTGATTTTGTCTCTATTGTCATTACCTCCTAAGCATTCATTTTTGGTCTTCCACGCTTTTTTGATTCTTGAAACTGTGCCTTATTATAGCTGTTAAGGTGTTCTAAGCTTTCATATTCATGAAATGATTCTTTTCCGTTGTCATATGTAATTCTGCCATTTTCAATTTTATATGTTTGTCCAATAGTTGCACCGCTACCCGGATTGTATTCTTTTATGCATTTTAGTGTTACATTCAATGCCATATTATTTTAAATCCTCCTCTTTTCCTTGGTTAGTGATAATTTTGTCTATAAGCTTATTTCCAAATTTTCTAAACTTTTGATATTCAGGATTTTCAGGATCATCACCACCGATGTATTTTTTTGGAGATGTATTCAGTGCTGTTTTAGCCATATTGAATGAATTATCCGCTTTTAGTTTTCTCGAAAACTCGGGGCTTCTTGGTTCAGCCAATAACTCATTTCTTAGATTTCTATGATCCATGTTGAACAGGAAATTATAAACTAATAAAGCATATCTTATTTCTTCATAGTCAGGCTTTTTGTTATCTTTCACATCTTCGATTATTTCATATAGGGTTCTCATTACTCATCATCATCCTCCACTCTATTATAATTGTTAATTACTTTTACCGGAGTCCAGGAGAATACGTTCCAAACAATCAAAATACTTAAGACTGGGTGTTGTTCCATAAAGTTTAAAATTAGCTGCAGGTTATTCATTTTCCCACTCCCATAATCTCTGTTT